TGACCAGCTATTCCTACGCCGATCGCGACAAGGCCTATGCGCTGATTTCCCAGACCGAGACCTTGGTCGCCATGGTCGAGAAGATCGGCTCCGGCCGCGAGGAGGCCAATCCCGACTTGCAGGCGGCGATCGCCACGATGACCGGTGCGTCCGACCTCAACCGCCAGCACGAGTCGCTGGCCTACCTGCTGGCGAAGATCAAGGACACCCACACCAAGCGGATCATCGACGCGGCGTCCAAGGATTTCACCTGCTTTGTCGAGGCGATCAACCCCGACGAGCCGTGCCGCTCGCGGGTGCACCGCTTCCTCGGCGAGCAGTTGATGGCGATGGAGGAGGAGCCCGACCGCCGCACGGCGATCTCGATGCCGCCCGGCCACGCCAAGGACCTGTGCGTCACCACCCCGGTGCTGATGGGCGACGGCACCAGCAAGCGGCTCGGCGATATCGAGGTCGGTGACTTCGTCATCACCCATACCGGTGCTGCCAAGGAAGTGCTCGAAGTCCACGAGCAGGGGGTGCGCGACACCATCATCATCCACACCTTCTCCGGCCGGGTCATCCGCCCGCATCCCGATCACCCGTTCCTGACCCCGGCTGGCTGGATTCCGGCCAAGGACCTCGCAAAAGGCGATGTACTGGCGCAGCAGCGGGAATTCTCGATCGCCAATTCCTCCGGCAGGACGCGAGACGAGTTCGCGCTGGCAGGCTACATGATGGCCTACGGCTTCGTTCGCAACCGCAGCTATTCGCGCATCCGCAACATCGACACCCGCTTCCGCACCGACGACCCGGTGATCATGGAGGACGTGGTCGAGATCGCCAAGCGGCTCGGCTACACCGGCCGCATCGCCATGGGCATGAGCTACGGCGAGGAGGTCCGGACGCTCACCTTCACCGAGACCTTCCAGTTCTGGCTGAAGAACCAAGGGCTGTGGGGTGCGTCGCGGCACGAAATGCGAATCCCGGAATGGGTGTTCAAGGGCTCCTACACCGAAATCGGCGCGTTCGTCGGGGCGATCTTCTCGATGGATGCCTATCTCCGGCCGCGCCGCTCGAAGCACACGGGCGCGCAGCGGCAGATGCTGATCCGGCTCCGCAACGCCGGGCTGATGAAGGACATGCGCCGGTTGCTGATGCGGCTCGGCGTCCGCTCGCACCTGCACGCCCATACCGACCGTTGCTACAATTACGAGCCGACGATCTTCTGGACGCTGGCGATCCAGCACGACGAGGACATCGCCTTCCTGCGCAAGGCGCTGAGGATCATCGGCACCGGACGCCGCTTCTGGGACGCGCCGATCGCGGTCCGCCGGTTCTTCGACAACCGCTATGGCGAGGACCCGATCGTCAACATCACCAAGGCGGAGCCGACAGAGACCCGCTGCCTGACGGTCGACACCGACCACTCGTTCCTTGCCGATGGCATCGCCGTCCACAACTCCACCTATGGCTCGCGGCTGTTCCCGGCATGGTGGATGGGCAAGCGCGAAAACAAGAAGTGGCTGCAAGCGGGCCACACCCAGAAATTCGCCGAGAAGGAATTCGGCAAGAAGACCCGCGACCAGATTCTCGATCGCGCCGCCTACCAGAAGGTATTCCCGAACGTCGCCGTCAGGACCGCCTCGCAGGACGAGATCATCCTCACCAACGACACCTCCTACGTCGTCAAGGGCGTCGGGCAGGGCATCTCCGGCTACCGCTCGAACTTCAACAATATCGATGACCCGTATCCGACCGAGAAGGCGGCGCAGTCGCCGGTCACCCGCGAGACGGTGTGGCACTGGTGGACCAACGACTTTCGCACCCGACGCCTGCCGGGCTCCGGCGAGCTGATCATCGTCACCCGCTGGCATTCCGACGACATCGTCGGGCGGCTGGAGGAGATGATCGCCGAGGGCGAGATGGAGCCGTGGACGATCATCAACCTGCCTGCTTTTTCGCAAGGCGAGGACGTCGATCAATTGAAGCGAAAAAAAGGCGAGGTGCTTTGGCCCGAATTATTCACCAAAAGGTTCCTAAACGACATTAAAGCACCCATGGTTGCGAGCCGCTGGGAATCCCTCTACCAAGGGTCGCCTGTGGCGTCGGAAGGCAACATTCTCCAGCGTAAGTGGATTAAGTACTATCAGGACCCGCCAAGGTTGAAAGCGGGGGACCCTCAAAATTCATCTTTCAAGTTTACGAATCTGCCAGCCTATTTGCGAAGGGCAGGGGACCCTAAGAATCCTTCGCCGGAACTTTCGAATCCTCAGACCAAAAATCCGTTCCACCGGATTCGCACGGTGATTTCCGTCGACTCGGCGGAAAGGGACACGGTGCGGGCCGACTACTCGGCGATCCAGTGCTGGATCATGGCGTCCGATTACAAGCATTATCTGATGGATTCGGTGCGGATGAAGTTCGAGTTCCCGGCGCTGGTGACGCAGATCGAGAACATGGCGGCGAAGTGGAACGCCGACATCATCCTTTGCGAAACCAAGGGTGCTGGCAACCAGTATGTGCAGGCCCGGACCGGCAAGGCACCGTGCTCGATCATCGGCTACAATCCCGGCCGCGACGACAAGGTGATCCGCTTCGAGGGCACCATGGTGATGTGGCAGGCAGGCGAGGTGTTGCTGCCGGAGCGCGCCCCGTGGCTGGAGGCCTATATCGACCAGTTGCTGCGCTTCCCGCAGGGCAAGAACGACGATGATGTCGACGCCACCTCGCAGTACCTCAACTGGTCGCGCGCCGATGGCGGCTGGAAGCGCGGCGTCCGCAAGCTTTCGACTTGACCGCTGCGCCCAAGCGATTTACCCCGGAGGGGTCGTCAGCGAATCACGACCGCCAAGGCCCCCGGACCACTCAAGCCTGAAGCGATCGTCGCTGACGACAACGAACGGCCTCGATCTCGCCTGACCGGGGTCGTTTTCGCGACCGGACCGGGGCAGGACCGGACCGGAGCACAATTGGGACCGGACCGGGGCAGGACAGGACAGGGACAGGACCGGGGCAGGACAGGACCGGGGCAGGACAGGACAGGGGCAGGACAGGCGAGGGGCGATCGAGCCCGGCTGGGTTTCCGACTGGAGCGACGATTAAAATTTTACTCAAATGCCGCCGACCGCCCGGCCCGCCGTTAACCTTAATTATAATGGTTAACGCCGCCGCCCAAGCCGCTGTTAACCTTAATTTTAATGGTTAACGCCGATACCAGCCCCGCGTTAACCTTAACCGCAGCCGGGAACCGGGCAAATCCAGCATCGCAGCATCGGAATCCACCCTGCGATGCTGCTTTTGCACCTGCTAAGTCATTGATTTTGTTGGATTTTCGCCCTAGTGCTGCTTTGCCTTGTTAGCAGCATCGCGCCATCTCTTAAAATGCGAGGTGTTAGGGTTAACGGGGCGGACCGTTAACCCTGCCACCAGCCCCTCGGCGTTAACCATAACTATTAAGGTAAAGGCTGGCAAGCAGTCGGGACCCGCCGCGTTAACCATACTAATTAAGGTTAACGCAGGCGGAGCACTTCTCCGCCGACCGCGCCGACCGGCACCCGCCGTTAACCATTTCTTGACAAGGCGCTTGCGTATCTCGCAAAATGCGATAAAGTGAGGGCGTCAACAAGGAGAACGACAATGTCAGAACAATTCGTCAAGGGCAATCCGGAACTGGTTGCCGACTACCGCATGCGCGCCGACCGCTTCTATGGCATGGACGGCGACGGCATGCAGGCACCCGGTGCCATCGTCATTGCCTTCCTGCGTTCGAACAAGAACCATCCTTATGTGGTGTGGTTCGCCAACACCCAGAGCGGAGGCACCCACAACGGCGATTACTGCAAGACGCTGGCGGAGGCCGAGGAGGCCTTCAACGTCAAGTGCACCCGCTACGATCCGACCGGCAGGCTGAACGCCGCCTTCAACGCGAGGGTCTGAATCATGCGCTTTGATCGTCCGAAGACCAAGGCGATGCAGGCGTTCCTTGCCAAGGAGAAAGACCGGGTGACCGGTCTTTCCATCGAAGGCGAAGACGGCGTTTTCATCTACACGCGATCCGCCGAGTGGTGCGACGATAGCGGCTCCGGCACCTTTCACGGCGATACCGAGACCGCCGCCATCAAGGCGTTCCACGACCGCGTCAGGAAGGCCGAGTAGGGGAGGCGCGCCAGCGCCTCTTTGCCCGGCCGATCCCCGTTAACCATACGAATTAAGGTTAACACAGGCGGAGCACGTCTCCGCCGGGGTTGCCAAACCGGCTCGCGACTGTTAACCATTTCTTGACAAGATGCTTGACCGTCTCGCAAAATGCGATAGTGTCAGGGCGTCAACAAGGAGTAACCGCAAATGTCAAAATCAATCTACAGTGTCGAAATCACGATTGCGGCGACCGTCTATGTCGTCGCCGCATCCGAGGCCGAGGCCGTCGAGCAGGTCAAGGCCTTCCACATGGATGGCGGCGAGCTGCGCACGGGTGATGAATTCATCGATGGCCTGCCGGTATCCGGCGCGTCGTTCGATCACCCGGATTTCCCGGATATCTCGATGTCGCCCGCCATCACCGTCTACGCCGAAGCAACCCGCGCCGATCTGGAAGACGAACTGCCGGACGACGACGATAGCGAGGAGGAGGACGACGACGATAGCGAGGACGTAGACCATGGATGACATCCTGATTCGCGTCTACGTCGCCGACTGGCGCGACGTGCCTGTAAGGTTCCCGGATCGCGAGGCGATCTTGGAGCGCATCGCCAAGGCGGCGATTGCAGCCGCCGAGCGTGAAGCCGAGAAATGTAACATCGCCGCGCACGTGGCGATTTCCGACCCAGATTGATGCTGTTAACCATTCCAGAAGTTGGCGCTTGCGTTCCTCGCAAAATGCGATATGATGTAAGCGTCAACAAGGAGAACAGCCATGCAGACCTACACCATCACCCGCCGCTTCGACAACACCTTCATCGAGGCAGGCCTGACCTACATCGCCGCGCTGAAGCGCTGCGAGGACTATCCCAATGTCGACCATGTCATCCACCCGGACGGCACCGACTGGATGGCAGAGAAGGCCCGGCAGACCTACCACGATCAAGGCGCGTGGGCGTGGCTTTAGACCACGCTCGAACCCGCCTGATTCCAATGCTGCTAAGACCAGTTTCCTGCGCTGTTGACAAAACGCAGGCCCGCCAAGTGCTTATGAGCCTTGGCGGGTTTTATTTTGGCCGCGCAAAAGCTGCATCGCCGGGCCACGCCGTTAACCATATCAATTAAGGTTAACGCAGGCGCGGTCGGCGCAGCCCGCCTGTGGCCAAAAAGTCACGCGATTTTCTGACATCGGCTCGATGCTGAATCGGCTGATGCTGCTTTTGACACAAGCCAGCACGACCCTTGCAACACCTTGAAATTCCTGTATTAACCATTGCAATGCTGTTTTTGTCGATGCAGCTTTTGCGGCTCTTTTCCGCTTGCATCTCTCGCAAAATGCGATACCATCGATCTGTCAACAACGAAGGAGACACCCACCATGCAGTTGAAAATGAAGATTGTCCACGTCACCGGCTGTTTCTCGCTGGTCGATACCGATGGCGCGGTGCACGGGCCGGGCCATGTGATCCAGACCGCCTTCTATACGCCCGGCGATGAGGCCGACAAGAGCGCCAAGTATGAGCAGTTGATCGCCTTCGGCAATGGCGTCACCGAGGGCTGGACGCTGGCCCGCAGTGCGATCGGCCTGCCGGTGTTCCATACCCGTGTCGAGGAGCTGGGCGAGCAGCCCAAGTCCAAGACGCTGGCCGACCGCCCGCGCGAGCACACGCGACCGGCTGACCTCGTGAAAAGCGCCGTCCGGGTGGCAATGGAACACGGCAAGAAGTAAGGCGAGGCGCGCAAGCGCCTCTTTCTTTTGCCCGTCGCGTTAACCATTCCAGAACTCGGCGCTTGCGTTCCTCGCAAAATGCGATACTCTGATCATGTCAACAACGGAGATCGACATGACCACCACCATCTTCATCCACAAGTCGCCGACCGGCTTCAGCGTCAGCCGCCACAAGACCGCCGGTCTCGAAAAAGGCATCACCACGCTGGCCGAGATTTGCGGTGGACATCTTGGCCGCGTCCTCACCATCGAGCTGGCCCGCAACGCGGCGACCATGAACATGGCCGACCGCATCATCTACCACGACGGCGAGACCGGCACCGGCATCGAAGGCGAGCAGCAGATCATCGACATCATGGCAGAGCGGGAAGGGGCGGCGTGATCCGCCCCACTCCACCCGCTCGGCGTTAACCCTGATCATCAAGGTTAATCCCGATTGTTGCTTGCGTATCTCGCAAAATGCGATATGGTGATCTGGTCAACAACAGGAGAGAGACATGAAGACGTTCACCATCATGATTGGCGCGGTTCCCTTTGACGAGGTGCGCGCGCCCGATCTCGCCAGCGCCCGCCTGCTGGCTGCGTCGCGCGACTATGGCGTCAACCCGGACAGTGTCTGGGTGCGTGACCCTAGTCCGGTGCGCGTGCCACGGTTCGTGGCCTCCGAGGCGCTTTGAGGGGAGGCCGCACGAGCGGCCTTTCCGGAGGAGGCGCGCCAGCGCCTCTCTCCTTATGGCGATGTCCGTTAACCCTGATCATTAGGGTTAACATCGCAATATGCGATAGTCTCCAGTGTTAACCATTCACAACATTTCCGCTTGCACATCTCGCAAAATGCGATATTGTTGGGATGTCAACAACGGAGAACACCACAATGTTTTACGCCCTACGCGAGACCGCCTACACGACGACGCTGGTCGAGATCGCCAGCCCCAAGGAGGAGCAGGCGCTGCGAGCCGCAGGCTATGCGCTGCGCCGCGTCACCAAGCAGGAGGCGCACCGCTACGTCAGGAACGACGGCCACCACGAGACCGGCCTCTACGTCGATGACGGCAAGGTGAGATACGCCAAGGCCGATCCCTACGGATATTGAGGCGCGCCAGCGCCTCTTTACTTTTGGATGCCCGCGTTAACCCTGATCATCAGGGTTAATTTCCGGCAGCGCAGGCTTGCCAAACCGGCTCGCGGCTGTTAACCATTTCTTGACAAACTGCTTGTGTTCCTCGCAAAATGCGATAGTGTCGAGTGGTCAACAACTGGAGAAAACACCATGCCGACACATTCCCTGATCCATACCTTTGCCGCGCGGATACGCACCATGCAGAACGCCAATGTGCTTGAAGTGCACGAGCGTAACAGTGACGAGATCGTCCGGCTGTGCAAAGCCTTCCTGCCATCGGGCTCCGGCTTCGATAGCGGCTCCACTCTGGATATCGACAGATCGACTCCTGCCAAGCTGGTGTTCGAAACGGCATACCATCACATGAACGATGCCGGGATGTACGATGGCTGGACGCAGCACCGCGTCACCGTGATCGCCGAACATGACGGCTTCGACCTGAAGATTTCCGGCCGTGATCGCAATCAGATCAAGGACTACATCGCCGACGTCTTCAGCGATACGCTCAAGGGAAGGATCGATTGCGTCTGGGACGATGCCGAGAAGCAGTTTGCCTTCTACAACGAACAGGGATGGCTGGCCTGAGGCGCGCAAGCGCCTCTTTTCCCGGAGGAGGCGCACCAGCGCCTCTCTCCTGTGCCGCGTCGTTAACCCTGATCATCAAGGTAAACGGACGCGGCGTCGCTGTTAACTATTCCAGACTTTCGCGCTTGCATCTCTCGCAAAATGCGATACTCTGATCATGTCAACAACGGAGAACGCAGATGAACAAGGATTTGATCGAACGCATTGCCACCATGCTCAACGAAGGCATGAGCGTCGAGCTGGTGCAGGAAATCCTCGCTGAGGAGGAGCAGGACCATTTCGACAGTCTCGCCGCCGACGCCGAGGACGATAGCGACGCCGCCATCGAGCGCCGCTATCGCATCAGCCCCGACGACCGCTTCGACAGCCGAGGCGAGGCGTTGCGCCCGGCGGTCAACGAGGCGGGGGAACCGTGGTGGATGTAAGGCAGAAATGGTTTCGCGTCGTCGGCATCGGGCTTGTGTTCTGCTCTGCCGACGAGCTGCGGGCAGCGCTGCCCGGCGGCTGGCACATCGAAGAGACCGCCCAGAGCGGCATAGCATATCGATAGAGGAGGCGCGCCAGCGCCTCTTTTCTTTTCAGCCGCTCGCCATTAACCATAGCAATCAAGGTTAATTCAGGCGAGCCCGCCAGCCTGATCGGCGTTAACCATTTCACAACTTGTCGCTTGCGTTCCTCGCACAATGCGATATGGTTGTCATGTCAACAACGGAGAAACGGACATGAAGACCAAGACGATCAACGACACCTCGACGCTGGCCAACATCTGCCAAGTCGCCACCGAGCGGTTCCGCGAGAACGCCAAGATGATGACCAAGGTCGCGGCCACAGGTGGCAACGGTCTGGTGAGCGTCGACGCCGCCAAGGCGCTGGCCAAGCAGTTCGAGGTACAGGCCCGCGAGGCGCAACTGTTTGGCTACATACTGAACGACTGCGACGCCTTGACGATCCAGTTTGAGACGGCAGACTGGGAAGAGGAAGACATCGTGGAGGCCATGAAGGTCTGAGCGATGCCGGTCATCGCTCTCGTCATCTGGCTGGCCATCCTCTACGTCATCTGGCCACTCTGAACGGCAGGCCGCACCCACAAGGTGCGGCCTTTGCCGTTTGGCCCTCTCGGTGGAGTGATCCACCTGTTAACCATGACAATCAAGGTAAACGGACCTTGCCGCGCCACGCGATCGGTGTTAACCATTTCTTGACAAGACGCTTGTGTTCCTCGCAGATTGCGATATGGTGATCATGTCAACAACGGAGACGCGACATGGAAAATTTCACGCTGACCTCAACCCGCGACGGTCACATCCTGTTCAACGGAGCGCCGACCGGCTTCTTGGTCGAATCGACCGCCCGCAATTACTGGTATCTGCAACGGCCGGGTTACGCCCACAAGCAGTTTGCCGCGTTCACCAAGAAGCGCAATGTGATGACTGCGGCGCGCGTGTTCATCGAAGGGATCAGCCGCAAGCCGGAGGAAAGCACGCTCGATGCCGTAATCCGCGCCTTGCAATCCTGCCTCGAAACTGGCACCACCAGCATCGTCGTCCTGCAAAAGAGGGAGGTCTGAAATGGCAGACCGTAGACCATGCCCGTGCGGTTCCGGCCGTGACTCCTATTGGCAACACGACGCGCGCGGCATCCCGCTGGCGCGTACCTGCACCAAGTGCCATGACGAGAAGATGCGCCATTACCGTCCGGACGTGCTGAGCGACAGCAACTATTGGGCCGACGAGGCGATTGACGACGACTGAGGCGCGCAAGCGCCTCTTTTGTTTTGGCCCGCCTGCATTAACCTTGATCATCAAGGTAAACGCCACAGGCCGAGGCCTGTGCGCTGTGTTAACCATTTCTTGACAAAACGCTTGTGTTACTCGCAAAATGCGATATTCTGTGAAGGTCAACAACAAGGAGACTTCCACATGGCACTCGCATTTCTCGCAGCTCAACGCAAGGACGCCCGCAACGCCAAGTCCGCAATGCAGCACCGGCATTTCGCGACCGTCGCCGCCATCATCGCGACCTTGCAGCTCAAGGAACCGGCACTGTCGCACGTCATCCGGCATTTCACCGACGAGCTGGCAGGCACCAACGAGCGCTTCGATCGCGCCCGGTTCATCGCCGCCTGCCGCAAGGAGGCAAGCCCGTGACCGGTGACCAGCGCTACGTTCTTGCCGGACGGCAGGTTACCTTCCTGCATTACGGCAAGGAAAAGAGCGGAACCATCGAGCGGCTGTCGTCCGATGGTTCCATCGTGTTTCTCACAAGCGGTCGCTGGATGCATCGCGCCAGCGTCACACTGATCGAGGAAGGGGAGGGCTAGCGCCCTCTTTTTCTGCGAGGCCAGCGTTAACCCTGATCAGCAAGGTTAACGCCGCCGTCCTGTCTTGCCAAACCGCCGCGCGGCTGTTAACCATTTCTTGACAAACTGCTTGTGTTCCTCGCACATTGCGATATGGTTATCTCGTCAACAGCGGAGAAACAAACATGCCCACCACCAAAACGATCACCCTCTACACCTTCGAGGAACTGGCCGACGCCGCCAAGGAAAACGCCCGCGACTGGTGGCGTGAATATTCGGAGTTCGAGGCCGATCACGTGTTTGACGACGCGGTCCGTATCGGCGCGCTGATCGGGATCGAAATCCCCGTCCGCCGCGATTCATCGGCACCGGCCATCTATTTCAACGGCTTTGGAAGCCAAGGCGACGGCGCGTGCTTCAAAGGCGACTATGCCTATGCCAAGGGCGGTTTGCGGGCCTTGGCCACGGAAATCGGCGGAGAGTCGAAAGGCGACAAGGAGCTGCTGCGGATCGCCACGGCGTTGCAGGATATCCAGCGCAAGCACTTCTATGGCTTGACGGCGAACATAACCCATTCTGACCGCTATACGCATTCCGCGAGCATGAGCGTCGAGGTCGAACCGCAACCGTCTGGCCGCGACGCTTTCGACGCATTTCAGGATGTTGAACGCGAGGTGACGCAGCTCATGCGCGACTTTGCCGACTGGATTTATCGCCAGCTCGAAAGCGAATACTGGTGGCTGATGGAAGATGAGCAGGTCGATTATGCACTGACCGCCAACGAATACACCTTCACGGCAACAGGCGTCCGCGAGGATTAGATTAAAATGCGAGGGAACTGCTCCCTCGCATTTTGAGCGCGCGCCCGCGTTAACCCTATTGATCAGGGTTAACGGCGATTCGGCGAGGTCACCCGGCGTTAACCTTTTTCGCTTACCATTGCCGTTAACCCTCGCAAAAGGGGAGCTGGAAGTCTCAAACTTTCCGGCTTGCGTTCCTCGCAAAATTCGATATGGTCGAGATGTCAACAAAACAGAGGACGACACGACATGACCACTCTTTCAGCAGCAAGCAAACAATGGATGATGCGCCCGGCCGATGAACGATTCAATTCGGTCGCCGAGCTGCACGCCGCCGCCACCTCCTACAAGGACGACGCCCGCCGCGCCGAGGCTCCAACTTCGAAACTGCGCGTCGAAGCGCATGCAGGCGATGTCTACCTGATGGCCAAGAACGACCTGAAGATCGACCTGACCAACTGGTCATTCGGGCAGTTGTCGGCGGTTGCCGATGCACCTGCCAGCTACCTGCAACGCCTGCCCGCCGAGCTTGCTCGCGACTGCCTCAACGACGGCCTCAACCGGGCAGGGGATCGCGCCAACCTGATGCTGTTTCGCACCGAGCGCGACGCCGCCACCCGCGCCGAGTCCGGCATGGTGACACTCAGGGCGCTGACCTCGCCGCGCTATTCGCGCATCTGGAACGCCGACATCACCTCGCGACTGCTGGAGCTGGAAGCGCAAGGCCCTTGGCAACCGGCTCCGGCCGCGTTCGACGGTTCGCGCGGGCTCTATCTCGGCGACCGCGACATGTTCGCCTTCATGGTCGACAATGACCGCAGGATTTTCGAAAGCCTGCCCGGTGGCGGACTGTCGCGCGGCTTTTTCGTCTCGAATTCGGAAGTCGGATCGGCCTCGTTCAAGATCACCACGTTCTTCTACAACTACATCTGCGGCAACCACTACGTATGGGGTGCGAGCGGCATCAAGGAGGTGAAGATCAGGCATATCGGCAACGCCGACGAGCGCGCCTTCCAAGGCGAGCTGGTGGCCGAGCTGAAGGCCTATGCGGACGGATCGGCCAAGGAGGACGAACTGCGCATCAAGAAGATGACGGAATATGTCATTGGCAAGGACTTGGACGAGGTCCTCGATACCGTCATGGGCCTGTCGTCCAAGCATGGCCTGTCACGCAAGATGGTCACCGCAGGCTATGAGCTGGCAAGCGAACGTGTCGACTGGTATGGCGCGCCTAACACCATGTGGGGCCTTGCCGGTGGTCTCACCGAGATCGCCCGCGACATGGTGCACGCCGACGACCGCACCACCTTGGAAACCGCAACCGGCAAGCTGATGGAGATCGCATTCTGAGCGTTAACCATTCCTGACAAATCGAAAGGCGGTCCTCTTGACCGCCTTTTATTTTGCGATATGATCAGGGCGTCAACAAGCAAGGAGTTACCAAAATGCGAATTCATCCAGACGACGACGGTTTTCATTATTCATCGGACGCCGAATGGGATCGCGAAGGCGCGCGTCAGATCGGTTCGTTTCATCCGGATCGCCCTTGGATTTTATCGGATCGCGACGTGTGGTATGCCAATCCGTTTTATGAGGGCCTGCCGGTTCCTCATCCTGAGGACGACGAGGATTATGAGGCGTGGGCGGCTGATCCTGTGGCGTGGGGCGAGGCCGAGCTTGCCCGCCGCCGTGCGCCGCGTCCTCCGGCGCAGGTGGCCATCGATTATGGCGATGACGTCCCCTTCTAGGGGACGTTTTTCTTTGCCCGGCCCGCGTTAACCCTACTCATCAAGGTTAATTTTTGCGAGGCGATTTTCTCCAAAGTATTTGAATATTTGCGCTTGCGTTCATCGCAAAATGCGATATGGTGGTGATGTCAACAAGCCAAGGAGTTACGCACATGTCTGCCTCGCGTGAAGAAATGCTTCGCCTGATTTCCGACCTCCACAAGGACGCACGCGGTTTCCGCCCGTCCGTGGATCGTCACGCCGCCTATGCGGCGATGCCGACCGCCGCGCTCGCCCGCGAGTGGGATGGCCTGTGCGCCGAGCTGGATCGCTCGATGGCGCACGAGGCCGAGGCGCAGGCCCGCGCCGCCGCCCGCTTCGAGGCCCGCGTTGCCGACCTGCGTGCCGCAGGCGCAGGCGACCGCGCCACCGCGCTGCGCTGGCTGTTTCAGGCCGACGACCTCGCCGAGGATGTCGCGCACTACGGCCTGAGCTACGCCGCGTGGGAATACGGCCTCGCGTCGTCCTACTTCGAGCAGCCGCTTCAGGCGGCTGCTTGACGCCAGCCCGCAGCGATCCGAACCCGCGCCCGCAAGGCGCGGGTTTTCTTTTTACCCGGCCCGCGTTAACCCTACAGATCAAGGTTAACGGCCGGGCGCGCGGCAGGCCAAAAGCCCGCCGATCGGCGTTAACCATTTCAGAAATAGCCTCTTGCGTATCTCGCACAATGCGATATTGTGTGACTGTCAACAACAAGGAGTCACAGATGTTTACGGTCAATTCTCTGCTGAATGCGCTTTGCGAGTCCAACAAGATCAGCTTTCAAGGCGTGCATTACCAGTCCGGTGAAACGGTCTATGCCGGTGATTTGTGGCGCATTTGGCCGGACCCGAAAGGCCTTGAATCCAAGCGGCAGGACAGATTGCGCGACGCGATGGAATCAAAGGGTATGCAGTTGCGCTTTGATGATGAAGTCATCACCGATGATAATGGCAAGGTGCACGAATTGCAGCCCGGTTATCACGGGCAGATTGCGACTTACAAAGTCTTCGGCGACGGCACCATATGGTCGCAGGATGAGGCGCGCGACAACGCCGACACCTATATTGAAGGTCTGCTGAATGAAGAGGTTGCCTCCGACCGCTGGCTTAGCGACGAGCAATTGATCGAGCGCGGTTTCATCAAGTTCGACTATGAAGCCGAAAGCGGCCTGCATAGCGGGCAGACTGACACCCCGCAATCGGTGGCGGCGCGGCTTAAGGCGGTGCAACCGCAGGCGATTGACCTGATCTATCAAATCACCGATGTCGGACAGTTCGACGCCCACTATGTGGTCTGGTATCGCCTGCCGGAACAAGAAGAAGGGGAGGAGGGCTAAGGCCCTCTTTTCTTTTGGATGACCGCGTTAACCATACCTATCAAGGTTAACATCGCAACATGCGATGCGCGCCGCCGTTAACCATTTCCTGTTTTCCTGCTTGCATCTATCGCAAAATGCGATATGTTGTGGATGTCAACAAGGAGATGCAACACATGAAGGCAACCGTAATCGAATCCCGGCACTATCGCCACAACATCAGCGGCCTGACTGTCAGCCCCTACGGCGCATTGCCGTGGCGCGGCGAGTCCGACAAGGCCAACTGGTCGATGGTGACCACCGGCTTCACCATCAAGCACCCGGACGGCACCATCGGCCTCGGCCGCAAACCGTTCGAAACCGCAGCCGAGGCGCAGGCATGGATCGACGCCCACCCGAACTTTCCGGGCATGCAGCAATACTGATGCCGCTGATCTCTCTGCTTCTCTGGCTTGCCATTCTCTACGTGATATGGCCATTGTGATCGACAGCCGCGCCCGCAAGGCGCGGCTTTTCGATTCCCTTCACCGCCGTTAACCCTGACTGGCAAGGTTAATGGCGGGGCATGAAAGCGGTCGCCGCCGTTAACTATAATCCAGCATTGCGCTTGAATCTCTCGCAAAATGCGATATGGTGATCATGTCAACAACGGAGATACAAAGTCATGGAAGTCAAGACATTCGCCACCGAGGAAGAGGCGCAGGCCGCAGGCTACGCCACCTTCAATCACTGCACGCACTACGCCATCGACGTGCCGGACGGCATTTCGACGGTGACGCTGAAAACCAGCGAAGGCAAGCGCCTGACCATCGCGCTGCTGCCCTATAACCACGGTGCTGCGCCGCAGTGCGCCGACATCTCCTATCACGACAGCGGCGTTGAGGTGATGACCAAGAGCCGCGAGCCGAGCCCCGGCATGCACGCCATCCTCTGGACTGGCGAGCGCGAGCACGACACCCGCAGGGACGCCAAGCCGTTCGCCTTCCTCACCGTGCTGATGGATGACTGCTATGCAGACAAGAAGGAGGACGAGGCGGGCGCGGCCTGAGCCAAAAAGCGGGTTCCGGGTTTCCCGGAACTCGCGGGCCCGCCTCGATCCGAAAGTGGCCTGCCGTTAACCCTGATCAGCAAGGTTAACGCCTGCCGCCGTCGCGCCGATCGAATGTTAACCATTTCTTGACAAAGCGCTTGCGTCTCTCGCAAAATGCGATATGTTGATCATGTCAACAACGGAGATGCAAACAAATGTCGAACCTCGAAAACGCCCGCAACCAAGCCCTCGCGCAATTCGCCTCGATTCGCGAAATGGTCGAAGCCCTGAAAGCGGCAAACGATACCGACGACGATACCGCCCGCGAGGCGATCGAACAGGATGCGCTGAGCGTCGAAGTGCGTAGCGGCTGGGCCTCAGTCGGCGCGACACTGGAGCCTCTGGAATTCAGGATTCTATTGTGCACTGGAGGCCCGGCGGTGCAGATCGTCGGCGAGCTGACAGAACACAATGAGGCGTTTGAACCGCGCCTGCAATATCAGGACTGGTTTACGCCTTGGACGGATTTGCATGGCGCTGACCTGCCCGACGACTTGGCCGAAATCCTTGAGGCCTATTGCGCGGTGTTCTATTTCGGCGAATGAGGGGAGGCGCGCAAGCGCCTCTTTTCTTTTGGTCACCCGCCGTTAACCCTGATCAGCAAGGTTAACAGCGGCTCGGCCGGGCTTGCCGCGCCGCCCGATCGGTGTTAACCATTTCTTGACAAGGCGCTTGTATATCTCGCAAAATGCGATATTGTGAGGATGTCAACAGTCAAGGAGTTAACGTAATGCCACAGTTCATTTTGAACGATCGACCCGCGCCGAAGCAATATGACGAACTCGGCGATTTCGCCAAGGGTTATGTCGAGGCCATGTTTTTCACCAATGGCGATACGGGCGACGACGATGAGCACAAGCTCAACAATCTCGGAGTCGAGCGACTGACGAAAGAGGCGATCAAGGATATCGCCGCCGACTGCGTCAAGTTCTGGAAAGAGAACGAAGCCGATTTGGAAGCGGCCAAGGAACTGGAACCCGGTTCCGACGATTTCAGATATGCCAAGTTCGAATTGAGCGACGCACGCCTCGGAAATCTCTTTTGGTTCGCGCGGCAGGGTCACGGCGTTGGCTTTACCGATGATGGTGACGCATCCTGCCTGAAACGCTTGCAGGACGTGGCACGCCGACAGGGCGAGGCCTATGTCGAAACCTATAGGGGGTGGATTTATCACAGGTGAGGGGAGGCCGGGCAACCGGCCTTTCTTTCCACCCACAGCCGTTAACCCTGCCAATCAAGGTTAACGCCACACCCCCACGCAAGCCGGGGACCCTTTAAATTTTTCCACGGAAAAAGCCGGGGACCCTTGAAATTTTTGAATTCGAAAATTCTTTTCCATTAACCATATTTTCGAATCCGGGCTTTACAATCTCGCATTTTGCGATATGCTCCATGATGTCAACAAGGAGTACGTAGAATGTCGAAAAAGGAAATTCTCAAGCGGTTCATCGTTATCGAGTCCCGCGTTCAGCACCTCGCAGATATCATCTCCGATTTCAACCGCAAGGCCGTCAACGCCAAGCTGATGGATTTGTTCTCCGAGCACGAAACACTGGTGATTGCATTTCGGACGGCGCGCTAAGCGCCGTCCCAGCCATTAAAGGAGACTTAGAATATGGCACCAAAGAAAGACCCAGACAGCAAGGTATTCATCACGCCCGCCGGGCTGGAAATGCTCTGCAAGGAAATATGGGGCGAGGGGTGGCGCTCCGCGTTCAGTGATTGGACCGGTATCAGCTATTCCCAGCTCCATCGCTACATGACGGTTTACAACGGCCAACGGATACCGAAAATCGTGGTTCTCGCCCTTGTCGGCTTGCGCGATCTCGGCGATCTCGGCAAGGCTCCGCCGGATGTTTCAGCCTTCGAGGCCGAGCAATCGGCATCGGTCGCGGTCAAGTTCCAAGCGGAAAAGAAGATCAAGCCCGTGCGCGAACGTCGCGACGCGCCGCTGATCGACATGTTCGGCGACGACGACCCGGAACCACCGGCCCCGCCGGAAAGCCCGCCAGAGCCCGCCGCCGAGCCCGTGGAAACGACCGCCGGGAAAGGCCCGGCCCGGACCGGCCCGGACCGGAAAGGCCGGACCGGAAAGGCAGGACCGGCACCGGACCGGCAGGCCAAGAAGCCCGCCGCCAAGGCCGAGACGCCTGCGCCAGCCAAGGCCCGGCCCCGCCGCGCCGCCCTCGCCAAGGCCTGAGCGATCGGGAGGATTTGATTAAAATCCTCCCGATCGGCCGTTAACCGGGCGTTAACCCTGCTGAGTAGGGTTAACAAATCGGCCGATTCCGTTAACCATGTTTCTTAACCGCCTGTTAACCAATTTCCAAACGGCTGAAATTTAGCTGTTGACCACCTCGCATTTTGCTGTATTCTGTAATGGTCAACAAGCAAACAGGAGTTGCTCACATGGAAATTCAGGTCTCGCTCTATCAGGCTCTCGCAATCAAGCATGCACTTCGCTTCTACGCAAAGACCGGCATGCGCGTTAACAAGGCGTACACGCCGAAGAACATGATTGCGATGGCCGAAAAAATCACTGGCAAGAAATTTACCGCTCGCGACTACATGGGCGCGGCCGATGCCTTGCACGATTTCATCGTTGCCAATTCTCCGGCCGCAAACGCGGCTTGAAAGGAGAGGGGAGAAATCCCCTCTTTTTCCTTTCCCCGATCGATAAAATTTTACTCAAATTTTTCGGATTTTATGGCCAAGGCGTTAACCCTACGAATTAAGGTTAACGCGGCCTTGCCGCGCGCCGATTGCGTTTACCCGGCGTTAACCATATTTCAACCGGCTGAATTTTGCGGATTTACATCCTCGCAAAATGCGATATCGTTCGGGCAGTCAACAAGGAGTTTCTGAAAATGTCCAATCTGCTAAGCGCGGTTTTGCTTGTCATCTCGGCCTATGTCTTTGCCCTGCCGGTCACAAATCGAGTCGATTGTTACCTGAATATTCAGCAGGCATGCGCCGCGATTGAAAACACATATCGATAAAAAGGGGAGTTACCACAATGCTTAAGCCGAAATTCACGCATGATTGCGTCGCGTGCTCCTTTCATGGCCGATTGGATGGAAAGGATGTTTACACCTGCGATGAAACGGTAATTCTCCGTTTCGGGAATCATGGTCCGGACTATTCCAGCTTTTCCCGCGACCTGATCAAAATGCTGCCCGTAGGGCACGAATTCAGGTTCGCCTTACGGCTGCTAGCGTAGGGCGCAAACGCCTTTCCATGCCTTCCTATGGCCCGGCAAATGCCGGGCTTTTCTATGCCCGCTGCTATGGGAGGGCAGGTCATGGCCTGTTAACACCATGTTAACTATCAGGCCAACGGCTGAAAGATTGGTATTGCATACCTCGCAAAATGCGATACTGTGGACATGTCAACAAGGAGTTACGGACATGTTCAACGTCTTCAACGGTTCTTCCTACGCTTCACAGTCCAAGGATATCTGCTTGCCTGTAGGTGAAACACCTACGGAAGAAAGCCGCCGCAAGGCGCGTGAGACTGAATGGACGCGCGGCGTAACAGGTAACACGCTGGTCATGAATATGCGCCGCAAGATGGCAGGTGGACAATAGTCCACCTGTTAACCTCTCGTTAACCATACCCCAAACGGTTAAAAATAAACTGTTACATACCTCGCAAAATGCGATATAGTGAGGATGTCAACAAGGAGAGACGGACATGAACAACGCAAACGAATTCACGGTAACTTTCGAAGACCAGCGCTTTCGCACTTATCGCGCTACCTTCCTTCGCGCGGCGCGCGGCACGTTCCCTAAGCTCACAAAGATCGAACGTTACAAGACCAACGGCAAAGATTTCTACTGGTCGGTTCATCGCCCTTGCTGCGACGGTTCTCTGGAAAAGCATGTGGTTGAAAAGATCAAGGAAATGGCAAAGGTTATCAGGCATCAGGCCTGATAACCAAACGTTAACCAGAAACAACCCGCGACAGTGTCGCGGGTTTCCTTCGACCCCACCCCTAAAATTTTAATAAAATTCGTCGCAAATTTAAGTCAAAGGGGACCCAACGGGGAGTACCCCCCGGCCCCCCTTGCGGCCCCTTAGAGCGTCCGGGGATGATTCCTAAAGTCAGGGTTTAGCAATCTTTAGCTTGAAAAATGCGAGGCCATAGGGGACCCAAAGCACCGGGGACCCACGGGCCGGGATAGGGGGAGGGGACCCAAGCACGGGGACCCACGGGCCGGGATAGGGGAGGAACCTATTGATTGCTAAGAATTCGGGTCACAAGACGTCCTTATGACCAATCAAGTGAACAAGGCTGCATCGGTTATACGTTTTTGACAGAAACAGTATAACGGCTGTCAGGGGACCCAGACCGGGTGCAGGGAATACATCCATACCCACTTCGGGAAGCCCATGCCGCTCATGCCTTCGATACCGGAGCGGCTACGCTTGAGGATATAGTCCTTGTGCATCTTGGCGAGATCGCGGCCGAGCTGCGGGCACCGGGGCGCACCGTACGCCAGCCATTGGACTTCGACGCCGGTCACCTCATGATAGGCGACGACGAAGTCTCGATCGCAGACATCGACGGTGCCGCGACCGCCTCCGGGTGACTGTCGCAGGTAGTCTCTGATCCACTCATGGCGCTCTGCTGGTTTCATTGGCATCTTGGTCTCCTTGTTATCACCACCAGACAGCGTTTCTAACTTTTTGTCAAGGAACGCTTGACGCCGCTGTTGAGAAAAGGTTAACACTTATTCCAACGAACGCACCGGCCTCTCCGCCCCTCCAACCGGTTCGTTCCAAGACCCGGCTGGAGCAATCTGTCTCTCCCCCTCCCAAGGCAAGCTCTGGCCGGGTCTGCACTCAACCTCCCTTTAAAGGTTGATGGCTGAAGTCTGAAGTCTGAACAATATTCCCTCTCTCCTATCCTTAGCCGTATGGGAGATGATGGGGATCGTGCCGAGACGGTTGAGTCAGGGTTTATTCCTTTCTCTGCACTCAACTGTCTCGGTGCGTGCCGATGGGGTGAAACAACTGCCACATTGTATCGGCGTAGCGCTGACCCAGCGACCCGATGACACAACGACACAACGACACATTGACCCGACGACCCGACGACCCGATGACACGTCGACCCAAGGACGGACCATGAAGATCATCCACCGAGGCATTGCCCCGACCGAGGTTGAGTTCAGATCAGACGATACTGCGGTCGAGAAGGTGCATGGGCGTCAGGGCGAGGAGGCAACCTTCCATTGGAAGTGCCCGGTCTGCAACGACAGCAACCACATCTTGGTGACCGCGTCGGTGGAAGACATCAAGAAGAGAACCGATTCATACAATCATCACGACCGATATATGGATTGGTACGAGCGCTAGCAGATTAGGACTTTATCATGACTGTCAAGAAATTCCATACAGATGGTCCAGACACCACCAGCCGCAGGCATACGTTTGCTGTCCCCGCCGGTTACGAGGCGGTGCGCGACAGCGATGGCCGGGCGACCGGGGAGATCAGGCCGACCGCTCTTGCCACCCTGCTTGCGCCCGGCGCTGGCATCTCAACGCTGGCAACCGCGCTGGGTGACGGCAGACCACGACGCAAGACCGACCTCGGCGCGCAGGCGCTGGCAGCGGTCGTCGTGATCCTGACCGCCATCGTCACCATGCTCATCCTTTTATCCATCAAGGCTTGAGCCTGATAGTGCAGGAGAACGAAATGCCCGACCCCAAGATCACCCAGATCGCCCTCGTCGGCCCGCCGGGCTACGGCCACACCGCCAACGTACTGAAGCAGGTACGCGCCTTCAACGACGGACGCGAGAATGTCAACGTACGCTTCATCGCGTTCGGCGACGCCACCTACGGACTGCGCTTCGACATCATCTTCGTCGTGCCGGGGCTCATTCTGACGCCCTTCGATCGTGAATGGCTGGCCGTCCTGCACACCCGCCTGCCTCCCGGCGGCTTGCTGATCGGAATGTGACGATGACCGACAAGAAACTCTCCTTCTATGAGACCCATGTGACGCCGCCGTCCGAGGTGACGCTGGAGATCGCCAACACGCCCTATGGCCCGGTCTGCGGTCCGACAGCGGCGATGAAGTACCTGCGCGAGCTGATCGCCATCGACACGCAACCACCAGCGCCGCGCAAGACCTTCGTCAGAGCACTTGAAGAGCTGATCAACATCCACAGCATCGAAAACCAGTCGGATACGCCGGACTGGATTCTGGCGAAGCTGCTGCTCGACGTGCTTGATGGCTACAGCGATGCGGTCCGGGCGCGCGACACGTTCAGGCACCAGCATGGCCGGGACGATACGACGTTGGTACCGCCGCCGCCCGCACCAGAACCGCCTGCTCCAGTGCGCCACACGCCGCGTAGCCCTGCCGATTGGGATGGTGGCGATCAGGGCAAGATGTTCATGGGTCCCGACGCGGCCCGCTGGGACTGATGGATCATCACAACAACACCTGAAGGATTAAAGAGCATGAAGATCAACACACTGATCGAGCTGTTCACCGCGCTGGCCGCGATCAATGGCGACATCGAGCTGGTCGTTCCGGACCCGACGCGGGAGGTGCACGACGAGTCGGTCTGGACGCCGAACTTCCTGCCGTTCATCACCGAATATCGCCACGAGGACGGCCGGACCGAACTGATCGGCATGCTGCTCGCCAATCCGCAGAACGCCATCATGCGCGACGCCGATGGCAACACCTTCCGGCCGATGGAGGTCTGAGATCGTGAAAACCGCAACCATCGGCATCGCGCTGACAGTCTGCCTGTCGATCTTCCTGTTCCAAGGTTGGCCGCTGGTGCTGATCATTGCCGGGCTCGTGACGGTGTGGTTGGTGGCGCTGAGCGTCTTGGCCATGCAGAACGCTGAGGCGGTCGCCGACTACCTCTATGAATTCCGAACGGAGATTTGAACCATGAAATACATTGCTGGATGCATGATCGCCGCCTACCTGATCTACCAAGCCTTCGTCACCGATCCGGTGCTCGGCTTTGTCCTGATCCTCGGTCTCATCTTCGGCATCATCGCCGCCTGCGTGGCGATGGTCGAGAAGCGCGGCACGCCGAGGAACTCCTGACGATGTTTGCGATCCGTACCCAGTACAGCAGCAATGGCGCATATTGGTGGGTGCGAGACCACACCAATAACTGGCTGAGCCCCACCGACGAGAAGCACCGCGCCAAGCGGTTCTGGAACCGCGCAGCCGCACAGGCCGTCATCGACAGCTATCACTCGGACCCGACGATCGCGCTCGCCGTGACCATCGAAATCAAGCTGTGCTTGCCGATTTTGAGCCGCCTGCGCCACCGCTTCTATTGACAGGTTGTCAAGAAAATCTAAACTCGCGACATTAACCATAAGAGAGTCCGATGTTCGCATCCGCCCTGAAATTCTTCCGAGACCAGCCGAAAGGCACCGCCGTTCTACTGGCTGTGATCTATCTCATCTGTTTCGGCGGCGAGGGCGCGGCATACGCATTGGCCGTCGCGGCTTTCCTCTTCCTCTATTTCTGGATCATCACCTCCGGCGACGACGACGACCTGTTTGGTCCGCCGCCCGGAGGCCCTTGGAGAATGGCATGACCGTCAAGACCATCAAGCATGCAATGCTCGGCGAACTGATGCCGGTGCAGGGTCCGTTCGCGACCTACTTCTCGCCGAACGACGACTTCGACCTCGGCCTCTACATCGACGGACCGGTCTGGCTGGTCAAGCTCGAACTCGACTACCTGTCGCGGCTGACCGGCGCGCTGGAAACGATCGAGAAGGAGTTCGCGCTCGACGCCAAGTATCTCGACGCCTACGGACGCGCCCGCTTCACCGCCAAGTACGAGGAGCTGTACGACACCGTCGCCAACACCCAGCTCGAATACATCAGCCTCGACGTGCGCAAGCAAATCCGCAACGCCATCATGGACCTGATGGCCGAGGCCTATCTGCGCCTCGATCGCGGAGAGAAGCCTTGAGCATCTACCTGACCCTCGACAACCCGGACAAACCAGACGCGCAGGCGACGGCACTGGTCGCCCCGGAAACAGAAACGCCGCCGATCTATTTCGGGCCATCCGCCTCGGTCACCACCAAGACGATATCCGGGACCGAGCACAAGGCGATGCTGTGGCTGGGCGGCAAGGGGCTGGCCGAGGACGGCAGGTGGGGCGACATGTTCGTGTTCACCTTCGAGATCGGAACCAACGGCACGGCACCGCCCGGCTTCGTCGCCGGGGTGCTGCTCGACAACTACCGAAACACGCTCATCGAGCGCTACGGCGAGGAGTCCGCCGCCATCCTGCTCAAGGCGCTTCCGGCTGTCGTCAGGGGACGCATCTACGACCGGCCTCTGACATCAGGGGAAATTATGGAGACGTTTCAATGAGCCGCGCCGACAAGGTTTCCGAGCTGCTCCAGATGGCATCGCGTGAATCGGCCGTGTTGCAGGATGCGCTGGCGGAGTGCATCCAGCTTCTGCGCAGGGCTGCGACCGGCTCGCAGATTGCCGGTGAAGCTGACATGACGCTCAAGCAGTTCACCCGCCGCGATCTGATCGACCGTCACACCTATAGCGATGTCGACCGTCTGATCGCCGTTCTGAACTCAACCGAGCCGCCTCCCGGCATGACACCCGTGTTCTGGGACAACGCCAAGGCGGTACGCCAGAGCTTCGGGCGGCTTGCCGACACCCACGCGGATTATGCCGGACTGGCAATGACCAGCGAAGCCTATCGCAACATCTTCGTCACCGAGCTGGTCAAGCAGCACGGCTCGACGCTTGGCACGGCGCAGATCGCCGGGCTGGTGTTCAAGGTATTTGCGGTGGCGACACGATGACGGTGAAGAGCATCATCAGCGCCACGATCGGCCAACCCTTCACCGACCTCGACTACGTGTCGATCCCCTTGGCGCTCAATGTCTCGACCGACGACCGGGACGACGACGAGGTTCCGGCAATCACCCCGACGTGGGTCACCATCGACCTCACCCACAAGACGGTGCAGGAGGGGAGCGACAAGGTCATGGTCCGCGCCATGCAGTGCCTCGATGTCCTGCGGCCGGACTGGTCGCCGATCGGCATCGACATGGTCGCCGCCAAGCTGCGCACCTTCCTCGGCAACACCGACCTGACGCCTTATAGCGCCCACTGGTTCGCCGATCCCGACACCGAAACCGTACATTGAGTTGAGAAGTATCATGTCTTATTTTTGTGAACGCTGCGATCGAAACGTCCCCGGTGATGCCGTCACTGAGGCTGTCTGCGTCCATTGCCTGATGGGCGGTGGCGCGGACGCCGAGTGCGAACTCTGCGGCGACCTGCTCGATGTCGGAAACGACTCTGGCATGTGCGAATTCTGTCAAGATACGCTTGACAAATGCGACGACGGACTAGATGATGACGACCTATCAGATACCGACGACGAGGAGTTCCTGCGTGGACCTACTTTCTAGGATAGTGGCCGACAAGGGCGCGCTTTTACAGGCCGTCTTGGTCTGCATCATCTTCAGCATGTGGGTGCTGTTCCTGTCGGGAACCGCCTTCAGCATGCTGACCAGACCGGAGAAGCGCAATGCGCATCAACGCTGACCCCACATCGCCCCATTACTGGGCCAACCATTTCCGGTCTGATCCGGAAATCTACTTCGACGGCAAACAGGTCGACATCGACTATGTTGTCGAGGCAGACGACGAAACCGGCGAGATCGAACAGGTCAAGATGAACGGCGCTCAGCCGATCTATGCCGGTGGCCGCTACATCTCGGAATTTCTGACCGGCAAGGTCGAGATCAGAGGCGAGCGGATTTAATCCAAACCCCCGACGAAAACCCGAAAGGAACTATCATGAGTGACGCACACGGTGTGGCGCGCGATCAACTGCGTTCGTTTATCGAGCGCATCGAGCGACTCGAAGAACAGAAGCAGGAAATCGCCGACGACATCAAGGATGTCTTCGGTGAGGCCAAGGGCATGGGCTATGACACCAAGGCCATGAAAACAATCATCAGATTGCGCAAGAAGGACGAAAACGAGCGCATGGAAGAAGAGTCCATCCTCGACACCTACCTCGCCGCCCTCGGCATGCTCCCGGCGGACGACTGATCCTATGAGGTTCGACGCAAGCGAGTTCGCGGATGTCCGGCAGCTCTTCAAGACGCTGGGGGAGTTGTCCGACAAGGTCAGGATGGTCATCGACGGCCATGTCGATGCGACGATCTACGGCACCTATTTCGGCCACGCCCTGTCCGACGATCGCAAGCTCGTATTGCAGGAAATCGCCCTCGAACATCTGGCCGAGCAGATGTTCAAGCCGATCGACAGCCTGTGCGAACTCGACATCATCATCAAGGACGATCGCGGCTCGCCGCTCTACCACGTCCTCGACATCCAAAACATGGTCAAGCGGATGCTCGCTGAGTCCCGCTCGACGCCTGCCGCAGTGTGAGCCGTTTGTCAAGGTTTTCTTGACACTCATCTGACCTGCCCATACCATGCTCTCGTCTGCTGTCGGAACGACCGGTCTCTTCGGAGCCGGTCGTCTTTTTCCCAGAGAGAGTCATGTCAAGCCATCCCTACGATGCCGATCCGGGCCTCGCAAACCGGGCCAAAATCAACAATGGTCGCATCCCGATCGAGCTGTCCTATCCGCTGTGGACCCATCCGCAGGTTCTGGAGAACGCTCAGGAGTGGCAGACCATCCGTGACTGCGTGGCCGGTGAGCGCATCGTCAAGCTCAATGGCACCGAATACCTGCGTCCGCTCGATGAAATGAGCGCCAAGGAATACGCCGCCTACCTCGATCGGGCCGTGTTCTTCAACATGACCGGCCGCACGGTCAACGCGCTGACCGGCATCGTCTTCAATCGCTCACCGCAAATCGGCGGTGTCCCGAAGAAGCTGGAAAAAGCCTTCCGACTGCCGACCCGCAACAACATTTCCTTCAACGCCTTCCTCAAGAAGGTCTGCCGCGAGCTGATCGCCATGGGCCGCTACGGCGTCCTGCTCGACATGGACCCAGCGCCGGGTCCGAACGCCGTTCCCTATTTCGTCGGCTTCGCCGCCGAACACATTCTCGATTGGCAGGAGACGGTGATCGATGGCCGGTTGGTGCCGACCGAGGTCGTGCTGCGTGAGGTGCGCGAGGTGCGTGGTGCCACTTTCGGTGCTGGCCGCACCATCAAGACCACCTACCGCCGCCTTGCCCTCGAATGGTCGGCGGCGCGCAACAATTTCATCTACGTGCAATGGCTCTATGAGGTCGAAGGTGTCACCATCGATGTTGAGAATGTGGTTCCAAAGCGAATTGTCCCGACTCGCAACGGCGTGCCTTTCAACCGCATCCCATTCATTTTTCTGGGCGCTATCGACAACACTCCCGACATCGACCGCAGCCCGGTCGCTGACATCGCGTCGCTGAACATCGCCCACTACCGTTCCTATGCCCAGCTCGAACACAGCCGCTTCTTCACCGCCATGCCGGTGTTCTATGCGCAGGTGCCGACCGGTGCCGCCGAGCCGACCTATCGCGTCGGGTCTTCGGTGGTCTGGGAAGTCGCGCCGGGCGAGAAGCCGGGCATTCTGGAAATGAACGGCCACGGCCTCAACGGTCTGGTCGATGCCTGCGAGCAGAAGGAAGACCAGATTTCCGCGCTCGGCGGACGCCTGATGTCGGCCCAGTCGCGCTCGACCGCCGAATCCGACAACGCCCTGAAGCTGAAGGAAGGCAACGAGCGCTCGATCCTGCTCAACATCGTCTTCTCGGTCTCCGATGGCATGACCGAGCTGCTGCGCCAGTGGCTGTGGTGGGCAGGCGTTGATGATCCCAAGGATGTCGAGGTCGAACTCAACAAGGAATTCCTGACCGACACGCTGGGTGCCCGCGAACTGCGCGCCGTCTACGCCATGTACACGGACGGCGTCGTGCCGCTCACCGTCCTGCACTTCTACCTCCAGAAGGCCGAGGTCATTCCGGAATGGCTGGATGTCGACCTGTTCAAGTCGATGCTGGATGACGAGTCCGAGTTCAAGAACAACCCGGACGCGATCGCCAAGATGAAGGGCTACAACACCGCCAAGGATCGCGTTGACGCCCGCCTGCAACGCCGCACGTTGCGCAACGACGAGAAGATCACCTCGATCACCGGGGAACAGGTCCAGACGCAGGCCGATCTCGAACGCGAGCGTCTCGTCCATGAAGCCGAGGAGGCCGAACGCCAGCGACTGGCCGACGCCGCCGAGGCCGAGAAGGACCGCAAACTTGAGAAGGAAAAGGCCGACCAAGCCGCCAAGACCGCCGCTGCCGCTGCCAAGGCCATGGCAAGTCGCCCGGCACCTGTCGCTGGCGGACCCGGCCAGAACCCGCAGAACAAACCAGCCGCGCCAGCCGCCCCGGCAGCGCCGCGCAAGCCCGGAGGCTCCGGTGGCCGCTAAGCTGATCTCGTGGCTCTTCGGAGCCGTCATCATCGCCTGCGTGATCATCGCCGACGCCCGCCGGGCGCGGACCCGCACGGGCGGCGACCATCATTACGAGAGCGGTGAATGAGCGAACGCAAGCCGCCGCGCAATCCGCTGATCAGCAATGAGGAATACGACAAGCTGTTTGACGACGATCTCGTCAGCCTCGAAGAGCTTGAGGAAGGCGATAGCGAGTTCGAGCCGCTGTCCTACGGCGGACGCCGCAGGAAACCGCAGATCAATCCCGATTTTTGAGCCGTTGTCAAGAAAAACTTGACAGTTTGGACTGGAATTTTTATCATTCCCACATCGAGGCAAAATGCGAGGTTCGCAGCTTTGGCCTTCTCCCGACACTAGAAACCACAGAAAAGGACACAGGGTGTTCCATGCCTGATATTTTTTACAACTCCCTAGACGAAGTGCCGGAGGGTCTCCGGGAAGCTGCCAAGACCGACGCCACAGGCAAGGTCATCGTGAAGGTGGTGCCGCAGTCGAAGCTCGATGAGTTTCGCGACACGAATATCCGGGTTTCCAAGGAGCGCGACGATTTCGCTGCTGCCCTCGGCAAGGCCAAGGAAATTCTCGGCACCGACGATTTCGAGGCTGCGACCTCTTCGCTGACCGAACTCCGTTCCGTCGCCCAGCGCGTCAAGGACGGCCAGTTGGTCGAGAACAAGGGGCTGGAAGATGCTCTGGCAGAACGCACTGGCAAGATGCGCGAAGAGTTGCAGGGAGAAATCCAGCGCAACGCTCAGGCGGCAAAAGCTTGGCAGGACAAGTACACCCAGACCGATTCAAAGCTGCGCCGGACCTATGTCGATCGCGCGATTACCGATGTTGTTCTCGATGAGGCCAGCGGCGTGCACTCCAAGGCTCTCGGAGACATTCTCAGCCGTGCCTATGGCACCTTCGAGGTCTCCGACGACGGCAAGCTGACCGCCAAGCGCGGTGAAGCAGTTCTCTACGGTGCAGACGGCGCTTCGCCGATGTCGCCGAAAGAGTGGATCAATACGCTCAAGGAAGAAGCTCCGTACTTCTTCAAGGGCTCATCCGGCGGCGGGTCGTCCGGTTCCGAAGGTCAGACCGCTTACGGCATGACCTCGGCCGAGATCGCCAAGCTCTCGCCGGAACAGCGTTTGCAGATCGCAAACGGCGAATTCAAGCGGAGCTAACCACCCGCAAGACTACCTTTTGCCCGCAGCACCACGGGGTGGAGCGAGGGCGGTCCGTAGGTTCTGTCAAGATAATCTTGCCAGATCAGATTGGCCAATCCCGCTCCGGAAGGACTGACCGGAGCTTCGCAAAAGCGATCAGTCCTGAATTGGCATCTAAGGAGAACCCCAATGCCTGTTACTCTTTTGGAAGCTTCCAAGCTCGTTTCGGGCGAAGTGAAGCGCTCCGCCATCATCGAGATGTTCCCCCGCAACAGCGACCTGCTCGCTGCCTTGCAGTTCATCAACGTGTCCGGCGGCGCATACGTCTACAACCGTGAAGGCAAGCTGCCGGGCGTCGCGTTCCGTGGCTTCAACGAAGGTTACACCGAGTCCCTCGGCGTCATCAATCCGGAAGCTGAAGTCCTGCGCATCGCTGGTGGTGAGCTGGACGTCGACACGGCAATCATCAAGACCCGTGGCGAAGGCGTCCGCTCCTCGCAGGAAGCGATGAAGGTCAAGGCAAAGACGCTGTTCCTTGCCGACCGCCTCATCAACGGCGACTCCGAGACTGATCCTCGCGAGTTCGACGGCATCCGCAAGCGCATCGTCGGCCAGCAGCTCTTCGCTGGTAACGGTTCCGGCAAGGCCGGTTCCGGTACGTCCGGCCCGCTGTCCATCGACGTCCTCGATGAGGCGATCGATGAGACCGATGGTCCGACGCACCTCGTGATGTCCAAGGCTCTCCGCCGCCGCCTGACCCGCGCTGCGAAGAACACGACCATCGCTGGCGAAATCACCTACACGACCGACTCCTTCGGCCGTCAGGTGACGATGTACAACGACCTGCCGATCCTCCTGCCGGATGTGAACGACCGTGGTCAGCGTATCATCGACTTCAACGAAGTCGGTCCGGGCGGCACGGCAAACACGTCCTCGATCTACGTCGTCTCCCTCGGTGACGGCAAGGTCGTAGGTCTCCAGAACGGCATCATGGAAGTCCGTGATCTCGGCGAACTGGAAAGCAAGCCTGCCTACCGTACCCGCGTCGAGTGGCTCATCGGTCTGGCCGTCATGCACGGTCGCGCCGCTTCCCGCTTGCAGGGCATCACCAACGCAGCGTTCGTCGCCTAAGGAATTGGGGAGGATTTTCCTCCCCTTTCTCCCTTGGATCATTTGGAAAAGGACCAGCTATCATGAATTCCGCAAACCGCTTTGTCCCCGACGCTGCATACGCCATCCGCAAGGCTGGCTCTGCTGCGATCGTGGCCTCCACTCCGATCTCCGCTGGCGAACTCGTGTCGCCGATCGGTGCGCCGTGGAACGACACCGTCAAGGACGGCAAGGTCGTTGTCTTCTTCAAGGCTTCGGCCCTCGATAAGGCGACGGACGAGACCTACAAGGTCCAGATCGTCACCTCCGCGCTCGCCGACCTCTCGGCTCCGCAGGTCGCCTACGAAAAGACCATCCCGGCCGCTGGCTGGTATGACATCCTTGTCGATCAGGTCTCCCTGCTGAAGGAAGACACGGACGCCAAGTACTGGGGTCTCGTCGTCGTCCCCGGCGGCACCACGCCGTCGATCACGATCGAAGCCTACATCCTGCCTCCGGTCGGCCTCTAAGCCACCACGCCGCTACCATGACCGGGGACCTTCGGGTCCCCGGACTGCATCTCCAGCTCTCAACCCGAACCATGAGGCACCCGATGAGCACCCTTTACAGCATCACGAACAAGGAAACAGGCGCAGTCATCACTTGCGACTGGCAGAACGCCCTTGAACTGGTCAACCACGGTTTCTGGACGTGGACGAAAGGCGACGGCCGGAAGGAATTCCGCAAGGCGCAGAGTGAAGCCCGCAACAATCCACAGACTGAAGGTTTCGATCATCTCGGCACGCCGCCGGAAACCGGCGACGATGATGATGACGACGACAACCAGATCGCACCGCCGGTCGTGAAGGCACCGAAGCCGCCGACCGTTCAGCAGATCGCGGCGACACAGGTCGTCACCGAAGAGGCGCTGGAAGACATGGACCGCGACGAGCTGCTGGCCTATGCCACCCAGATCGGCGCGACCGTCGACAAGCGCGTCGGCACCAAGAACCTGATCAGCGCCATCCGCGCCCATCAGGAAGGGGATGAATAAATGGCCCTGTACCACACCATCTATGCGCCGGACGGGGTGCCTTTCGAGGTTTCCCCGGAGCGCGCCTCGGAACTGATCCTCAATCAGGGTTGGTCCAACACACCGCCGCAGAAAGACATCACCGTCAAGACGGGCAAAAAGACCCGGCAGGCGGATACCGACAGCGTTCCGGCAGTAGACACATCGGAGGCTGAACGGCCGGTCCACGAGGACGAGGTCGACATCTAGAGCGAGTAAGGCGATGTCTTTCTTCCACGCGAGCTTCAAGGATTTGGGCGAGACTCTCCGTACGGTGAGTCTCGTCATTGGTTTGTTGGTCACCTCTTTCACGGGCGTCGGCTATATCTATACGCTGATCTCCGACCAGAAGGCGATGGCCGTCGAGATCACCGACATCGGCGGTCGACTGTCCAACATCGAGTCTGAAGAGCCGGACCGCAAGGTTGACCAGCATCGTTTGACGCAGCTTGAACACCACGTGGACGCGATCGATACTAAAGTCGACAAAATGCAGGACTTCTTGCAAGACTTTCGCGCGGAGGTTGCGAAAAAGTTGCGATAACATTGTATTTTTCGTAGTATATCAGTGTTGCTAAGTTGCAATAACCTCATCCAAACCGATTTCAATCGTTTCTAACTGTTCCTAACTTACTCTTGCGACCGATCTGGCGAACCTATAGGTTGATTATATCAGACGATCGATAGCGACTATGGCGCTAAAGCGGGGATAGATGCAGCAGACTTCCTACGAAATCATCGAAAATTCCGTGTTTCTTAAAACCACAAGCTTCAAGGATCGGCTGGAACGCATCAGCGTCCAGCCAATTGAAAACGAAGCGGCTGTCCGGGCGGTGAAAGCCGCCACGGATCAACTGATCACCGACATGCAGGCCTTCTCCAATTCCCTCATCTTGGAAGGACCTCGCAGTGGAATTTATTTCTCCGGACCAGTTCTTGGAACCGATTTCGCAATCATCGAAAGCGCAAGCGCGTGAAAAACGCAAGGCGGCAAAACATGCGCCATCAGGTGTTCTGACCCCTCGCAACGCCAAACAAGCCGCCCTGCTTTCTGCCTTCAAGACATATCCGGTTGTATTCGCTATCGGAGCCGCTGGCTCCGGTAAGACCTATCTGGCGGCGCGCTTCGCACAACAGCAGCTCGCTGCCAAGAAGGCCGGACGACTTGTCATGTCGCGCGCCACGGCGACAGCGCCCCGCCACAAGCTGGGTTTTCTTCCGGGGAACGATGCCCAGAAGATGGCACCGTGGTTGGTGCCGATTACAAGCGCCCTGCAAGATGGTGCAGGTCCGCAGGAACTGGAGAAGCTGAAGAACGAGAAGCGGCTGGAAATCCTGCCGTTCGAACACATGCAGGGACGGACGATCAAGGACGGCATCTTCCTCTTGGACGAAGCCCAGAATTGCACCTTCGGCGATCTGCAAATGTTCATCACCCGTGTCGGTGAGGACGCCCAGCTCATCATCTGCGGCGACCATGAGCAGGTCGTGCCGGGTATCGATTCCGGACTGGAGGAGACGATCCGGATGGTCGAGATGTACGGACTGAACGCCGCCGTCGTCATGTTCGATGAGAACGATGTCGTGCGCTCCGAGACCGCATCGGAATGGGTCAAGGCCTACAAGCGCCACAAGCAGTCGCATGGGATCGGAATGCTGAACGCGGCCTGAGCCGTTTGTCAAGAAAAAATTGACGTAGGCCCGCATCACTTTTAAGATGCGGGCCTGCATTCTGTTGTCCGGGAGACGATCATGGCTTTCACATTTACCGTTGAGGACGGGACGATCGTACCGGGCGCGAACTCTTACCTCACGGTCGCGGAGGCTGACGACATCCTCGCGCTTGACTTCCGCAAGACGCCGGAATGGAACGCCCTGACCGAAGCCGACAAGGAATTGATGTTGTCGGCGGCGACCCTCTATCTCGAAGACAACTATCTGTGGCTCGGTTCGCGCGTCGCCGCCGACCAGCCGCTGGCATGGCCGCGCTTCGGTATGAAGGACAAGGAATTCAACTGCATCGCGCCGGGCATCATTCCGAGGGAATTGAAGCGCGCCACGGCACAACTCGCCGTCTGGCTGCGCACCAATGACGGCAACGAGGCGATGGACAATGAAGGCATCCGCCGTTTCCGTTCCGACGATCTGGAAATCGAATGGCAGGACGGCTACTACGGACGCACTGCGCCGGAGTTCCTATCACGGCTGCTGGTCTGCTTCGGCTACGGCCCCAACGATCGCGGCTTCAAGCCGATCACCCGGAAGTAGGCCATGATCGGATCGCTCTCCCGCAACCTGATGAAGAAGGCCGTGCAGATCGCAGGCAACGGCACCAAGCCCGTCACCCTGACGATCGTTGGTCCGGCCACCTACGATCCTGTGACCGGCGAGCACACCCGCACCGACATCACGGTGGCGATCGGCCGGGCGATCTTGGGCAAGGTCTCCGAGGCCGAGGTCGCAAAGTTCAAGCTTACCACCACCTCGCATTCCGCGACGGTCGCCATGCTCGACTACGAAGCGGCCGGATCGCCGACGCTGCCAGACACCAATGACCGCATCCTGATCGACGGCATCGCGTGGATGATCGAAAAGATCGTCTATGGCTCGATGAACCAGTCGATCAAGTTCTATGTCTGCGAGGCGTGATGGGCTACCGCTCGAACATCGAATCCATCATCCCGCGCATGCAGCAAATCCCGGCCCGGATCGAGGGCAGGGTGAGCGCCATGGTGCGCCGCCTGATCATGACGATCGACATCAGCGTCCATGACAAGACCCCGGTCTGGTCAGGTCTGGCAATCCGCAATATGATCTGGACGGTCGGCGCGCCCAACACCCAAGAATTCGCGGCGATCGAGACCGGGGAAGTGGAGAACGAGGGACGCCGCAGCGCCAATGCCGCCGCCGCCCGCCGGACCCGCGACACGGTCATGAAATTCAACCATCCGTACGGAGTCTGGTACTTGTCGAATGCCTCGCGTCACATCTTCGATCTCGAAGCAGGCAAGCTACCGTCGCCGGACCGCTCGCGCGTACCGCCCGGCGGCATGTTCGGACTGACTTACGCAATGGTCCGCAACGGAAAGAGCGCCTGAGATGAATTTCACCGAAGAGTTCCGCCGTCTTGTCGACACCCGGTTCATGACCGAGTTCTCGCTTGAGTATCCTGACATCCCGATCCAGTGGGACGACGTACCGTTCCACCAGCCGCACGACATGTGGGTGGCCTTCACCTTCAGGCAGAACCCGTCCAAGCAGGTCAGCATCGGCCGCACCTTCGTCGTCCGCACCACCGGCTTTGTCCAGATCGACGTGACCTTCCCGAAGGAGCAGCACTTCCTCGTCAAGGCGCGCAACGTCGCCAACTTCGCCGCCGACATCTTCGCCTACGAGAAATTCAAGGGTCCAGTGGTTTCCGCCTCCTTCGATGAGAAGCACGTCGATACGGCTCCGGCGTCCGGCGAGTTCCGCCGGGTCATGGCGCGGGTATTCTTCATCTATGATGCCGAACGCACCCGGCGCGGGGTTCAAAGCGTCGTCTGAACCTTCATATTTTTGAGCCGTTGTCAAGAAAATCTTGACGAAAATTTGTCGATCACCTACCATTCCAGACATTGAGCAGGATGGGTGGGACCCGTCCGTACGATCCCACAACAATCCAGTTCAAGGAGAAGCCTATCATGGCTGGTAATTTTGCCGATTCCAATCGGTCGAGCCTGCGCTACCTCTTGGAGGACGCGAACGCTTGGGGCGTGACCCCGGCGACCGGCGCGCCTCGCGAGATGCGCATCACCGGTTCTCAGCTCGCCGCCCAGAAGGAAACCGTCACCTCGGAAGAGCTGCGTTCCGACCGCATGGTTCCGAACATTGTCGAGGTCGGCGCATCCGCTGAAGGCGAAATCAATTTCGAATTCTCCGCCGGATCGATCGATGACTTCCTCGCCGCCTTCCTCTACGGCCTCTGGACCCGTCCGATGTCCTTCGACATCTTCAAGGGGATCGGCGTGTCGATCACCGGAGCCGCCGAAGTGACGATCGCCAGCGATGCTCCTGTCGACTATTACTTCACGGTCGGCCGCGTCGTTAAGCTCGAAGGCTTCAAGACCGCCGCAAACAACACCTACGGCACCGTCTCTGCCGTCGTCGCCACCGGCAACAACACCGTCATCACGCTCACGGGCGCTGTCCTGACCGTCGAAGCCGGTAACGACTATGCCGCGATCCTCGACGCCAACGACGTTCTCGTCCGCGCCACGACGATCCGCTTCGGCACGGCTGGCGCATCCGCAATCGACTCCAACGGCGGCAACCTGTTCGCGGCGGCAATCGCTGCCGGGCAGATTTCTGTCGGCCAGAAGCTCCACATCGACGGTCTCGGCCGCGAGACCGGCACGGTCACCTTCACGGGTGTCCCGGCGGCTGGTACGCGCATCACGATTTCCGATGGCGAGAAGCGCAAGGGCTTCCAGTTCGGCGGCGTTATCCTGCCGGGTTATGTCGATGTTGCACCGGGCGCTGCCCTTGCCAACACCGCAACCAACCTCGCCGCAGCCATCATGCTTGAAACCGTTCGCGGCAACCTCAAGGTCAAGGCGACCTCGGCCCTCGGCGTCGTCACCCTCACCAATGTCGCAGACCTTTCCGGTGGTGCGATCGTGGAAGAGGTCGACACAGGCGCTGTGATGACGGTGGTCAACTTCGCAGGCGGTGATGACACGCTGCGCGGCGTCGTCACCGTGACCTCGATCGCCAACGACGTGATCGGCATCACCCCTGCACCGACCACCAACCCCAATACTGGCGCTGCCAAGGTCGTCATCAAGGGCTCGATGATCCGCAACCCGTCCAAGGTTCAGGACTTCGTGCGCCAGTCGTTCACGGTCGAGACCTCGTTCGAGGACGTTGACCGTCACTTCGTCGCCACCGGCCTGCGTGTCGGTCAGTTCGAACTCAACGTCAACTCCGGCGAAATCTCCACCGGCAACATCCAGTTGATGGGTCGCGCCATGGAACGCCGCATCGACAACACCTCGAAGCTGCGCAACGCGCCGTACAAGCCGAAGATTGCTCCGGCCCACGAGATCATGAATGCGACCTCGAACGTCGGCGAGCTTTCGCTGGACGGTCGTTCGGACCTCGCATTTATCCAGTCCATCACGCTTTCCGGCGACGCATCGCTCCGTGAGCAGCGCGCCGTTGGCCACAAGTACGCAGTCGGTATCGGTGTCGGACGCTTCCAGCTCTCCGGCTCGTTCTCGGCCTATTTCGAAACCGGCGAACTGTTCGACAAGTTCGTCAACCACGACACGATCAAGCTGTCCTTCTACTACAAGGACCTCGGCCTGAACCGCTACGATTTCACGATCCCGGCGATCAAGCTGACCTCGGACCCTGTGGCTCCGGAAGGCATCGATCAGGACGTGGTCGAGAATATCGAATGGGAAGCACAGCGCGATCCGGCAACATCCTGCATGATCCAGATCGACCGCTTCTCCTCGACCCTCGGCTTCATGGCCTGATTGTCAAGAAAAGCTTGACCAAAGTAGTGGGATGACAGGTCCGCCGGTCATCCCAAACCACCCCGACTGGTGAAAGGCGCACTCTTTGCGCGCGCAACGGGGAGGCAGGTTGTCGGGGCCTGCCTCTCCACCCCCTCCGATCCCGAAACTCCCCCGAAGGAAATTCTGAAATGGCAAAGTTCTCCGACATCTACAATCACGACAAGACCGCAGCCGAGGAAGGCATCTGGACGCCGATCGGCAACGGCTTCAAGGTCAAGGTCCGCTCGTTTGAATCGGCCCACACCAAGGCGCTCCGCAAGAAGTTGCAGGAACCCTTCGCCTCTGTCCTGCGCCTCGGCAAGGAAATCCCCGACGACGACGCAACCGAGATCAACGTCAAGCTCGTCGCCCATTCCTCGCTGCTTGACTGGAACCTCGAAGACGACACCGGCCCGATCCCGTTCTCCCCGGACACCGCTGAACAGTTGTTGCGCGAGCAGCCACGCTTCGCCCGCGACGTAATCGCCGTCCTCATCGCCGACGAGACCTTCAAGAAGGTCAACCGCGAGGAAGATGCAAAAAACTCCTAAGCTGGCTGGAGCACACGCTCGGTAGTCCAGCGATCCCGAAGAAGGTCAGGAACCAGACCTTCGCCATGGAAATGAAAGCGAAGCTCGCGAAACAGCGCGGGCTTCCCCCTCCGGTGGAGGAGACGGCCGAGGAAGAGCAGACGTTCTTCCTGCCCGCGCACCTAGACTGGATTTGGAGTGCCTTTGCGATCCTCTCGCGCACTCGACTGGTCAACGAGGCCGGACCTCAACCGATCACCATTCTCGAAATCGACTCCTACTGCACGCTTGAGTGCATCTGGTCCGAAGACGAGCGCCGCAACCTCCTCCATCACCTCACCCTCCTCGACATCGAGTGGCTCAGGACCTCCCACGAGAACATCCGCAAGGCGCGGGAAGACGCGAGGAAAGAGGCGGAGAAAGCGGCAAAGCGGAAATCACCACCCAGACGAGGATAAGCGATGAGTGAAGGCTATAACATCAAGATTGGTGTGGACTCCCGCTCCGGCGAGCAGGGCGTCAAGGCCTTCACGTCCTCCCTCAACCAGAGCTTCAAGGCGCTGCGCGAGTTCGACGCCAAGGCCAAGAGCGCCTTCATCGCGCTTGACCAGTTCTCCAAGGTCAACGGTTCCGGCCTCAACAGGGCTGTCGCTCAGGTCACCACCTCGGTCGGCCAGTTGAACAAGGTCAAGGTCTCCACCAAGCTCATCACCAATCTCCAGAACGTCAGCCGGGCGCTGAACGGCATCCGTTTCACCGGTGCCGACAGCCTCAAGAAACTGCCGGGCGCACTGCGCGAGCTGGACAGCATCAAGTTCAATCCGGCGATCGTCAAGGGACTGACCGAGCTGAAGACGGCGATGCGTGGTTTCTCCGGCCCGCCGAAGTCGCTGTCGTCGTGGCCAAAGGCGATGTCGGGCTTTTCCAAGGTCACCATCCCGTCCGGACTGGCCAAGAGCATCGAGACCCTCAAGACCAGTCTCAAGGGCTTCAACGGCCCTCCGAACTCGATGGCCGCTTGGCCGAAGGTGCTGACGCCGTTCTCGACGCTGACCATTTCCTCCAGTCTGCCGAAGCAGCTTGAGTCCTTGAAGCTTGCGATGCGCGGCTTCGTCGGACCGGCGAAGTCTGCCTTGGCGCTGCCGAAGTTCCTGCAATCCCTCACCACCCAGAAGCTGACACCGTCGCTCGCCAATAATATCGCAAATCTCAAGGCCGCAACCGCCGGGTTCTCCGGACCGGGCGCGCGGGCAGGGGCCAACCTGACCTCGCTGTTGCAGGCGATGAAGGGCGCGAACCCGGCGCAGATCGCGCAGGTCGCCACTGCCCTGCACAAGCTCAACGGCCTGTCGGTCAACATCGGCCGCACCCTCGGCTCGATCGGGGCTGGCGGTGCGCAGTCGATGAACGGCTTTGCCCGTTCGATCCAGCAGACCAACCGGGCAATGCAGATGCTGCACCAACATTCGCAGGGCGTCTCGACGGTGCTCAGCATGTTGCAGGGCGCAGTCGGCGGTCTGTCGCTGGTCGGCTTCGCCAAGAGCGTCTACGAGACCGGTGTCGCATGGCAGTCGCTGACGCGCACGCTCACCTCGGTCGCCTCGTCCAGCGAAGAGGTCAAGTCCCAGCTCCAGTTCATCAACGACCTGACGACCCGCATGCCGATCTCGCTGGAAGCGGCGGCAACCTCGTACCGCAAGTTCGCCGTCGCCGCTCGCCTGTCCGGCCTTTCCGTCAAGGAAACGCAGGATGTGTTCGAGAATTTCTCGACCGGCTTCTCGGCCATGGGTCTGTCGGCCGATTCACAGAAGTATGCGTTCATCGCCCTCGAACAGATTCTGTCCAAGGGACAGGTCCAGATGGAAGAGCTGAAGAGTCAGCTCGGTGACCACCTGCCGGGTGCGGTCCAGATTCTGGCGCAGTCCCTCGACGTTCCCGTTGCCAAGCTCATGAAGATGATCG